ACTGGATTACGACAAGGTTCCTGCCTCTGCCGTGATCCACTGGTTCCGCGCCGACCGGCCCGGCCAGAGCCGCGGCCTGCCGGACATCCTGCCGGCGCTGCCGCTGTTCGCGCAGTTGCGGCGGTACACGCTGGCAGTCATTGCCGCGGCTGAGTCCGCGGCCAACATCGCCGTGCTGATGAAGACCAACGCACCGGCCGGCGGGGAAGCCGCCGAGGTCGAACCCATGACGGAAATGGAGTTCGCCCCGAACATGGCGGTCTTCACGCCCGAAGGCTGGGAGCCCTCGCAGGTGAAGGCCGAGCAGCCGGCGACGACTTACGACGGCTTCAAGCGGGAAATCCTCAACGAAATCGCCCGCTGCCTGAACATGCCGTACAACATCGCCGCCTGCAACAGCAGCGGCTACAACTACTCTTCGGGGCGGCTGGATCACCAGACCTACTACAAGTCCATCCGGGTCGATCAGGCCCACATCGAGGCCGTCGTTCTGGACCGCATCTTCGCCGCCTGGCTCGCGGAGGCTGTCAAGGTTTTCAGCATCGGCCCGGCCGACATCGGCGACGCGCCGCACCAGTGGTTTTGGGACGGGCATGAGCACGTGGACCCGCAGAAGGAAGCCGCGGCGCAGGCCCAGCGGCTCGCCAGCAACACGACCACGCTGGCGACCGAGTACGCCCGGCAGGGCAAGGATTGGGAAACCGAGCTTCGCCAGCGGGCGAAGGAAATCGCCTTGATGAAGGAACTGGGCCTGCCTATGGCGCAGGCCACGCCGCAGGGGCAGGCGCCCGCCGCACCCGCCGCGGATGAAGCCAACGCACAAGCGGAGGAGGAAGACCGTGCCGCAGCCTGAAAACGAAAACGGGCCGCTGAGCTTCTATAGCGAGCCGGGCGCACTGACCATCGAGGCTTCGGCGGACACGGGAACCGACGGCAAGCCGCGCCTGCCGCGGTTCAACATGGTCGCCTACACGGGCGGGCCGATGCGGATCGCCGGCTGGCGGTATCCGGTCGTCGTGGACCTGGCGGGCCTGTCCATCCCGTCGCAGTCGCGGCCCATCCGCTTCGGCCATGACATGGCCAGCGGCGTCGGCCACACCGACAGCATCGCCGTCGAGGGCCCTTCGACAGGCTCAGGGCAAGCAAGGCTCGTCGCCTCCGGCGTCGTCTCGCGCGACACGGCCGCGGCCAAGGAAATCGTCGCTTCGGCCCGCAACGGCTTCCCCTGGCAGGCGTCGCTGGGGGCGGCGGTGGACCAGTTTGAGTTCGTGAAGGAAGACCAGTCCGTTCACGTGAACGGGCGGGAGTTCAAAGGGCCCGTGAACGTCGTCCGCAAGGCGACGCTGGGCGAAATCAGCTTCGTAGACCTCGGAGCCGACGGCAACACCACCGCGAGCGTGGCTGCCTCGGCCAAGGAGAAAGAAACCATGACCGATACGGAAATCACGCAGGAGCAGACGAAGGTTGTTGCTGAGAACAAGGCCGCGGCGCAGGCGCCCCTTGGGGGCGTCCCTGGCGGGACGGATACGGCCGGCAAGGACACCGCCGCAGTCGCCGACGCCGTGCCGGACATCCGCGCGCAGGCGGTCGCCGAAACCAAGCGGATCGAGTCGATCCGCAAGGTGTGCGCGGGAAAGCACGCGGATATCGAGGCCAAGGCCATCGAAGAGGGCTGGGACGGGAACACCACCGAGCTTGAGGTGCTCCGCGCCGAGCGGCCCAAGGCCCCGGATTCGCACATCCGCGCCAACGGGGCCGTCGATTCCGACGTGCTGGCGGCGGCGGTGTGTCTGGCCGGCGGCTTGAAGCCGGCCGAGAGCCGCTTCGACGACAGGACGCTTGAGGCCGCCGGCCGGCGCTTCCGCAGCGGCATCGGCTTGCAGGAACTCATCATGGAGGCGGCCTGGGCCAACGGCTACTGCGGCCGCTCCTTCCGCTCCGACATGGAGGGTTCGCTGCGGGCGGCGTTCAGCACGTTCAGCCTGCCGGGCATCCTGTCGGGCGTCGCCAACAAGTTCCTGCTGGCGGGCTTTGAGTCCGTCGAGGACACCTGGCGGCGGATCGCCGCGACCCGCAACGTCCGCGACTTCAAGGCTGTGACCAGCTACCGGCTCACCGGTGCCTTCGAGTACCAAGAGGTCGGGCCGACGGGCGAACTGAAGCACGGCCAGGTGGACGAGGAATCGTTCACCAACCAGGCCAAGACCTACGGCCGGATGTTCGGCGTCACCCGCACCGACTTCATCAACGACGACCTCGGGGCGCTGACGGCGCTGCCGCGGAAGATCGGCCGGGGCGGGGCGCTGAAGCTCAACAAGGTCTTCTGGACGGCCTACCTCAACAACTCGGCCTTCTTCACCGCCGCTCGGGGCAACTACGCCGAGGGCGCGGCGACGGCCCTGACCGTGGACGGCCTGACGGCGGCGGAACTGCTCTTCCTTGAGCAGAAGGATGCCGAGGGCAGCCCGCTGGGCGTGGTCCCGTCGGTCCTGCTGGTCCCGCCGGCCAAACTGGTCACGGGCACGCAGTTGATGCAGGCGACGGAGGTGCGGGACACCACGGCCAGCACCAAGTACGTCACGAACAACCCGCACGCGGGCAAGTTCACGGTGGCGCAGTCGGCGTACCTGAGCAACGCCGGGATCAGCGGCTACTCGGCCAAGGCGTGGTATCTGCTGGCCGACCCCAACGACCTGCCGGTGATCGAGGTCGCGTTCCTCAACGGCCAGCAGACCCCGACGGTGGAGCGGGCGGATGCGGACTTCAACGTCCTGGGCATCCAGTTCCGCGGGTACTTCGATTTCGGCGTGGCGCTCCAGGACTACCGGGGCGGCGTGAAGATGAAGGGCGAGGCGTAAACGGGCAACCAACACCGGCCGGTCCGTGCTTAACGGCCCGGCCACGGGAGAAACAATCATGGCACGAAGCTATCAGGCTCAGTTCGTCCAGCAAGGCGAGAGCATCGACTACACGCCTGTCTCGGCGGTCGCCGCCGGCCAGGTGGTCGTCCAGGGCAGCATGATCGGCGCGGCCAAGACGCCGATCCCCGCTGGCGCCTTGGGGGCGCTGGCCGTCCGGGGCATCTTCGACGTGGTGAAGGCCAACGAGCAGCAGGCTCTGGGCGCTGCCCTGTACTGGGACGCCGACGGCAACCCCTACAACGGCACGGCCGGGACAGGCTGCGCCACCACCACCTCGACGGGCAACACCTTCATCGGCTTTTCGCAGGCCGCGGCCGGCGCCACCGACGAGGTGGTCCGCGTGCTGTGGAGCGGGCCGGTTGCCGTGACCAACACGGTGCATAACGCCCTGTCGGCGGCTGTAGCCGACCCCGGCGACGCCGGGGCCATCCCCGTGACCGACACCGGCCACGTGGAGATTGTCACCGTCGCCGCGGAGACTCGGACGCTGGCCGCCCCGACGTACCTGGGCCAACTGCTGCTGGTCAGCCTCAAGACCGATGGCGGGGACTGCGTGATTGCCGTGGCCACGACGGTCAACCAGACGGGCAACAACCGGATCACGCTGAATGACGCCGGCGACGCCATCCTGCTGGCGGCCAAGGCCAACGGGGCGAACATCCGGTGGAGCGTGGTCAGCAACGACGGGTGCACCCTGAGCACGGTGTAGCTCGTGGTGCGCGAGCGGAACGAGTCGAACCATGGCCGACCTGCTGGAAGAAGCTGCCGGCTGGCTGGACGGGATGCGGACGGCGCACCTGTCACGGCCGGTGGTGTACTGCCGCCCTTCGGCAGGCTCAGGGCAAGGGGCGGAAGTGGAAGTCGCCGCCACGATCGGCAAGACGGTCTTTGAGATCGACGACGGATCGGGCGCGGTCGAGCGGTTCGAGAGCCGGGACTTCCTGATATCGGCCGGCGAATTGGTGCTGGGCGGCGATACGACGCTCCCCCAGCCCGGCGACAGGGTGAAGGAACCGGCCGGCGTTCTTGGCGTAAAGGTGCTGGTGTACGAGGTCATGGCGCCCGGCAAGGAACCGTGCTGGCGGTGGTCGGACCCGTTCCGCAGGACGCTTCGGATTCACACGAAACAGGTAGACGAGGTTTTTTGACAGTTTTTTGACAGTTTCTTGACAGGAAACGGCCTGATGTGCGTGGGAAGCAGCCAATACGAGAAGGTGTGCAAGGGCGAGTTCGCTTCCGTCCATACCAAGCTGGACCGGATGGACGAGGCGATCCGCGGCAACGGCAAGCCGGGCATCCAGCTTCGGCTGGACCGGCTGGAAAGCACACAGGCCAGCCGCTCCCGGCTGCTCTGGCTGGTGCTGGGCGCGACCGTGACGCTGGCGGTCGGGGCGTTGTGGAAAGTGGTCATCGGTCTGTCTTGAGCGAAGTCGAAGGAAGCCTGACATGCCCGTGATAACCGACATTGCCGACGCGGTGACGGCCGAACTCAACGGCCTGGACGGGCAATCGCCCCTGGGGGCGGTGCGGAGCACCAAGGCCCCGGAGTTCGAGCTTGCGGACATGAAGACCCTGCGCGTGACGGTCGTGCCGAGGGGCTGGGACATTCAGACGGCGACGCGGGCAGCCGCGCAGTGCGATTACCAGATCGACATCGGCATCCAGAAGAAATGCGACACGGGCGACAACGCGGAACTGGATGCATTGCTGGCCCTGGTGGAGCGGATCGCGGACCACTTCCGCGCCCAGCGGCTCGCGGCGATGCCCAACGCGGTGTGGGTCAAGACCGAAAACACGCCCCTGTACTCCCCGGAGCACATGAGCCAGCTTCGCCAGTTCACCAGCGTGCTCACGCTGACCTTCCGGGTGATGAGGTAGGCCATGACAGCGACACGCAAATGGATTCAATCGGCCACGGTTGCCATCGACGACGAGACCGGGGAGCTGCTGGTCAAGGCCAACGTCACCGCCCCAATCCCCGACGGCACCAAGGTCGATCTAGCCGACGGGGCGAAGGTCAACGTCACCGGGATCGGCAGCGTCACCGTCAAGCGGGCCAAGATCAACTGTGCCAGCAACGCCGCCGCCGGCAACACCGTCATCGCCGCCGTGACGGGCAAGAAGCTCTGCGTCCTGGGCCTGACGATGATCGCGGCCGCCGCCGTCACCTGTACCTGGTACAGCGGCCCGGCCAATAGCGGCACGGCCCTCAGCGGCGGCATCCCACTTGGC